CTACACGGTTCTGGCGTTCCTGTTCATAGCATCGGATCTGAGCGAGGAGTGGGTTCCCGCAGCAGTTCTCGCCCTCCTGTCGTCCTCTGTGTTGGGGTACACCGTCCACATCGCTCTCGAAGAGGATTCCGTCGATGCCTGAGTCATGGGAGGGAGTCCTCATCCTCTTGGCCGTCACGGGGATCACACTGTTCGCTGACATCGCTCGTCGGTGGCTGGGGCCTCCGCGTGATCCGGCCAACTACGTGTCTCCGAGGTACCCGGACGCGAGTGACTACGTTCCCCAGAGGACTCCAGTTCCGGAGAAGAAGGAGCCCGAAGTCGAAGAGAAGGGCGACGACAACTACTGGGGCTACGACGAGGGTGGAGAGGGTGGCAACGGCGAAGTGAAGGATGAGGAGCGCGGCGCATGACATCCCCTGTCCCCGGATTCAAGGTCACCACTCCGTACAAGAAGACGGGGTCTTCTTGGAAGGCGTGCGGTTGGCATACTGGCGTGGACTTCGCTGCCCCGAAGGGGACGCTGGTCGTCGCGGCTCGTGGCGGGAAGGTCAAGCACACGTCCTACGGCTCCGCCTTCGGAGACAAGCAGTTCGCCATCCTCTGCCCGGACGGGACCGAGGACTTCTACGCGCATACGGACACTCGACCGACGAACGGCAAGATCGTGGTCGCTGGTCAGGCGGTTGCCAAGGTCGGAGCGCGCGGGAACACCACCGGTCCCCACCTTCACTTCGAGCGGCATGACCGCCAAGGTCAGTGGAACTGCGGCAATATGCGTGATCCTCAGGCGTCCATCGACCACGAAGGGGTCGTGATCGGCAAGGTCTACCTGTCCAAGTTGAAGTACGGACAGATGGACTCCGACAGCGTGAAGCGTCTCCAGTTGGCGCTCAACGGGCACAAGTTGGAGAACGGCTCGAATCTGCCCCTGTCAGGCAACTACCTGAAGCAGACCGACAACGAGATCCGGCTGTGTCAGCAGCAGCACGGGTTCGGCAGTGATGCAGAGGGCGAGTCCTATGTTGGACCCAAGCAGGCCGAGCACCTGTTCGCGGGCACGGGACACACGATCATCGATGATCGTGAGCCAGATGTTCCAGTCAAGTGGTTCCCTGCCCCCGCTCTTGTCGCCCTGTTCAGGGAAGTGGACGCGAAGTGGCCGAATCGGAGCAAGAGGTCCGACGGCATCATCGGGGACTATGCCCATTCGAAGTCCAAGAACGAGCACAACCCGGTGGGCCATGAGTTCGGTCCGAAGAACGGAACGCCGGGGTCGGTTCATGCCGCCGACATTACTGCCGAGGGAATCGACTCCATGGCGGTGGTGAAGGACTGGTTGATCGGGGACGATCGGGTCTGGTACGTCATCCACAACAGCAAGATCTGGTCGAGGACGTATGACTGGGCGGAGCGGGACTACAACGGATCCAACCCGCACACCTCGCATCTGCATGTCTCGCTCCGCGAGGAGACGCAGGAACTCGCTGTGGCGGCGGAGCAGAACGTCGCCACATGGGAGAAGGAGGAGGAGAAGCCTGAGCCTCCGCCTGTGGAACCCCCCGGAGAGATCACCTTCCCGCTGGGCATCCAGTACTGGTACAGCAAGAAGCCCGCTGGGACACTCAAGGTGTCGGGGTACACCCGTCTCGATGTCCCTTCATGGTCTCCGAAGAGGGACAGTCTGATCTTCGGGATGGTGTACCTGAACGTGTCTCCGACCTTCAAGGACGACAGAGACGTGGGCGCGCTGCGTGTTCGGGTCGTTCGCGAGGACTTCAACGGTCAGGCTTCCGACGAATCCGGATATCAGGATTTCCTGATGATCGGGAAATGGTTGATCACGCACGTATGGTTTGAGTCGGGCGAGGCCGGGAGGCCGCTTCACTGGGAGATGAACAATCGGCTGGGTCTGGAGTCTGCGGAGATCTCCACCCGCTACGCCAAGTTCTTCGCTATCCCGTGGATCATCGAGGTCCCGGGAACGAGCATGGTCAAGGAGGCGGTGGCAAAGGTGAGGGCGTGGGCGACGAAGTCGCATCAGGAGGAGACCGAACTCGGCGCTGAATCACCGCCTAGCGACTGACATGTCTCAGCGGTATCTGGCTCCTACCAACCTGTTCTACCGCGAGAACGACCCGTGGCCCCCGGAGTTCCCGCAACCGAACACCGGGGACATCTACTTCAACACGGTCTCTGACACCATCCGTGTCTTCTACGACGACGCATGGCACGACGCATCATCGTCCGATCCCGGTGGCGGCGGCGAGATCGGCCCCACCGGTCCTATGGGCCTCACTGGTCCGACCGGACCCGGTGGACCTACTGGACCCACGGGCGCTGCCTCGACCACCCCCGGACCGACTGGACCCACTGGAGTCTCTGGCTCTGTGGGCACCACGGGTCCGACCGGACCCACAGGAAGTGGCGCGACAGGACCGACAGGACCGACAGGTGCCCGAGGGGCAACCGGGCCGACCGGAACCTCAGGACCCACAGGACCCTTGGGTCCGACTGGAGCCGATGGATCGTCTGTGACGATCGTTGGGTCGGTAGCCAATGCCGCTGCCCTACCCGTGTCGGCGAACGTGAACGACGGATACATCACGCAGGACGACGGACATCTGCACGTGTGGGACGGCATTCAGTGGAACGACGTGGGCATCGTTCGAGGTCCCACTGGTCCTGAGGGTCCATCGGCGGTCAGCACGGATGCGGACAACGCCGCCATCCTTGGCGGGGACGGTCTCGTCTACGTCCCGAACATCGGGATCGGGGAAGAAGTCGCAATCCAATCAGCCCCGGAACCGGTGGCTGCTGGTCTGGATCTGTGGGTGAATCTCGATGAGCCGGGAATATCCCCCGTCTTCACCCACTCAGACCTGCTTGGTCTGGGGTCGGATGACCATTCCCAGTACCACACTGACGCCCGAGGGGACGCGAGGTACGCGATCTTGGGGCGCACGATCTCTGCCGGAAACGGACTGACCGGCGGAGGGTCGCTCTCTGCCAACCGGACCATCGACGTGGGAGAGGGGACGGGGATCTCTGTCACTGCTGACGCGGTATCGCTGGACACCGGGTACACCGATGCTCGATACATCCAACACACGGAGTCGGAGGCGGTCATCTCCTCCACCAGCCCCGCCTCTGGTACTCCGGCAGGCGGTACCGGCACAGTCTGGGTGCAGTACTAGCCATGGCACTCGATGTCTGGAATGGGTCTTCGTGGGCTGACGCGAAGAACGTGTGGGTCTGGAATGGGTCCTCGTGGGTGAACGCATCGTCGGTGAAGGTCTCCGATGGGGGCGGCGGGTGGACTCTTGCATGGCCCATCAGCACAACTGTCGGTGTATCTGGCCCGGCCATGACTCTCAGCACTCAGTCTGGCGGTAACGCTGCCTCCCCCAACGCTCTGATCACCCCGCTGTTCACGGTCACAGTCGGAGACCCCAACACGCTGAGCCAGATCGAGTTCCAGATGTCCTACGCAGGCGGCGCGTGGACGACGTACAAGACGTGGACGAATCCCACTGGGACCTCGATGACGCACTCGCAGGCGTTCAGCACGGCGGGGCCGTGGAAGTTCCGTGCTCTTGGCACCTACAAGGCCAGCGGCACTGTGCTGTCCAGTGAAGGGTCAATCACTTGCTACAAGAAGACCCTCACTACGTCCATCGAGTCCGGGTACTCCTCAACTCCCGCTGTCGGCACGGAGACTCGGTTGAGGGCTGCCGCTCCTGAGGGCGCGGAACTCGGTGCGACGTACAGCACGTGGTACTACAAGTACAGCGGCCAGTCTTCGTGGACCAACTACAACAATGGTTCCAATCCACTGTCGTGGACCCCCGGAGGCACGACCTCGATCCAGTGGCTCTGGCAGGAGCGCTTCTCGGACGGATCCATCCTCAACTCAAGCGCTACGACGATCAGCCCGATACCTGCCGGTGTTCCGATCGATCCTCCGAACACGGGCATCGGGATGGTGTTCTCCGAGCGGTACTCCCTGTCGAGCACAACTGGGACGATCACGCAGTACGCACCGATCTACCTCGCGGTGGAGTGTGGTGCTGGTCAGATCGTGGAGTGGCTGTACTCCAAGAACGGCGGACTGTCCTACGATGCGTTCCCCCGGAAGTCGAGGGGGTCGTCGTCGGCGGACGCCGGGTACGGCGGGTACGCCAAGACGTGCATCTTCCCCGACACGGTGGGGGAGTGGTTGATCGTGTGCCGTTGGGGGCCGTACACGACTGCTCCGCAGGCGTTGCAGGTCACGGCGGGTGGCCCGCAGTGGACCTCCAAGATGCAGGCGTTGAACTCGCGGATCGCTGCCGCGCCTTCTCTGAATTACCGGGAGTACGGGTACATCGCGCCGAACGGGGCCAACGACGGCGACACGTTCGACTGGCAGCGGACCGACTCGAACGGAAACGCAATCGCCATCGGGTACACACTTGGGCCGGACGGCAACGGGGCGTACCTTCCGAGTACCTACGTTGGGTCGGTCGCCAACCGGTACCTCGGGGTGCAGGCACCGGAGTACAGCGACACGTCTGGCAAGGACTGGCAGTGGGGCAAGTCGGCGTGGCGGCGCAACGTGGAGCACGTGCCTCTGTGGCAGCCGATCCGGATGCTGTCCATGTACCCGTCGGGTAAGGGCTTCGACTCGTCGCGCGGCGACGGGAACTTCCGTATGTGCCGGTCTGTGTGGGTGCCCGACCTCAACGCGGACGTGTGCGAGGTGCTGGTCGATGAAGGTCTGGCGAAGTCCTACACACAGAACGACGACACGGAGTTGCAGCGCGGCAATGCGAACATGGCCCGAATGGAGCGGGCGTCGTTGGCGGGAATTGCCATCTTCCGCAACACGAACGCTGAGGCGGGCAAGTGGAGATGCGAGTTCGACGCCAACGAGATCTTCCTCTACAACATCTCAGCAGGGGCCAACCGGTACGTGGGTGACTGGCACGTCATGGACATGGCCGGTGTGACGAACCACTGGCAGATCAAGAACAACCCAGAGGGTGTTGGTCCCCTGTACTGCGATCAGGGAGCCATGATCCGGATCAACATGGGTGGTTTGGACAACTCTCCTGCACTGGAGACTGCTTCCGTCCACCTGAACGAGGCCGACGACGAGCCGGGGGAGTTGATCTGTTGGGCACGCAGACTTGAGGGCGTCGCTGGGAATGGCGTGTCCATGGAGATGGCGATCAACAGGAATGCGTAGGTCCGGATTCGAACTTCGAATGTGTAAACTAGGTTGTGTGAAGTGCTCAGTAGATGCCTGTGACAAGGCCGTGGTCGCCCGTGGGTGGTGCCGGACGCACTACATGCGTTGGAAGAGACATGGCGATGTCAACACGGTCAAGCGTCAGTCTGGCCGGGTCTGCTCAATAGAGGGCTGTGGGAAGCCACACCAGAGCAGGGGCTGGTGCTGGACCCACTACGAGAGGTGGCGCACTCACGGGGATCCCCTGTTCGAGGCAGAGCACTCTCAGTGGCTTGGGGATGCTGTTGGCTACGCCGGAGCCCATGAGCGACTTCGTAGGGAGCAGGGTCCAGCGTCCAGCAGAGACTGCGTGGACTGTGGAGCCCCCGCTGAACATTGGTCTTTGAAGAGGGACTATCGAGGGGATCTGAAGAAGAACGATCAGGATCAGATCTGGACTCTCGACTGGGATGACTACGAGCCTCGCTGTGTTCCATGTCATCGGGAGTACGACAAGACTTGGGGCGGACGGAAGGGGCGTCCCCCAGTTAGCCTGAGTACATGAGGCACAGCGATCCCGGTGGGAGATTCAGCGTGCCGTGGGAGCAGACAGCCATCTTCGACGGCATCGATGGGGAACTCCGGTCCCCGGTCGGTCACCACGTCCAGTGGATCGAGTTCGACCCGGACGCCTCCGCCGTGGATGAGATCTACGACGTGGCGGATCAGGTCACAGGTCGTCAGTGGAAGGATCCTGTGCGGATCCCCGCCTTCGCAGCCTTCATCTATCAGGGACCCTCGATCCACAACGATCGAGGCTTCTACAACACCGACATCCTGCGCGTGAGCGTGGCTATGGACGTGATGGAGCGGGTCTTCCCGGGTCTCGTCTGGGACCCTGACACCCACATCCGGGACCGGGTCCTGTACCGGGGGAAGATCTTCGTCCCCACGCGGATCTACCTGCGCGGTTTACTGCGGAACGCGCACACGATCTTCACGATCGACGCCAATCAGGTCAATCCCGAGGAGTACGTCAACGATCCCCAGTTGGTCGAGTGGTCCAGCCGGGACGTGTACCCACCGCAGCCGAATGACCCCCAGATGGTCAGGACGCGGACCTCAAGGTAGGCTGTCCTTCGTCTTCTTCCCAAGGGATGACACGAACTGCCCCGGCTCTTTGCTCCCCCGTTGAGCGCCGGGGCTTTTCGTTGCGTTGAGCCTGACGGGGATTCTCCGTGCCCATACGGTTGTGGTCATAGGAGGAGTCCACTGCGGGGCTCCCCCCGAATGCGGCAAGGGGCGGTGCGGAATGCCCGAGGGACTGAAGGCTGTCGATGCGGCCTTGGATCGTGTTGCCTCGCGCATGACCCCCGTCATCCAGAACCGCGCTGTTGAGGCCGGATGGCCGGAGGATGTCGCCTCCCGCCTCTCCATGGTTCGGTCCCCCACCGGTATCGGAGTCCACTTCAGTGGTGACTCCACGGAGGCAGAAGATCTGGAGTTCGGCAGCGCCACGTCTGGGCCTCGATCGGTTCTCACCTCCTTCCACACTCCCGCGATGAAGCAGCAGATCGAGAAGATCTCACGGGACTCGATGGACGAGATCATCGAGCGGATCGGGAAGGTGTTCTCATGACCGCTGTCCCTACCTACCCGTCCGAGGGATTCCTCCTCGATGAGGACCGAGCCCTCCGCGACCTCATGAAGGGGATCGTCGTCTCGGACAACGAGAACCAGACCCGGAACGTCGAGGCGTGGTTCGGTCATCCGGATCAGGAACTGCGGGAGCAGAAGTACCCGTACATCACCGTGGACCTGATCGAGATCACTGAGGGTCTGGACCGGGTTCACCGAGGCGACCTCTGGCTCGACAACGAGCCCCCGGAGTGGTGGGGGTACCCGCCGCTCGCTCCGGACCACAAGTGGCGGACGGAGATGACCACCCCGGTCGATCTTCACTACCAGATCGGAACGTGGTCGAGGCACCCCCGCCATGATCGAGAGATCCTCCGGGCCTGCATCCTTGGCGGTCGAACCTCGCTGCGTGCGGGAGTGGTCAGGACGGCAGACGGATTCATCCGTCGGCTGGACTATCTGGGCCACGTGAAGAGGGACCGCGAGGAGAACGGCAAGAGGCTCTACAACAACATCTTCCGCTTGCGGATGTCCTCTGAGGTCCCGTTCGGGGTCGTGGAGCAGTTCCAGCAAGTGGATTCGGTGCACCTCAACATCCGCACTCGGGCGGACGAGTGGCGGGGCGAAGAAACCCTCGACTCGGTAGTTGTGACGGAGTAATGACCGGCCTGTACGCATACTCGATTGGAGAAGTCGCATGACCCGTCCCGGCGTTTACGTCAGTGAAGCCCCGCTCCCCCGCGTGGTCGCGAACCCGAATACCTCCGAAGCAGTCGGTGGGTTCTTGGGTACCGCCCTTCGCGGGCCGACCCAGCCCGTCCTCGTGACCTCGTGGTCCGACTTCGCCGCCAAGTTCGGTGGATTCGGCTCGGGTACCACCCTCCCGGACGCTCTCTACCAGTTCTTCAACAACGGAGGCAGCGTCGCCTACGTCACGCGCGTCCTCGCCTCCGACGCTGTGGCGGCGACCGCCACCTTCAATGACACCGCCGATGATCGTCTGACGATCACCGCTGTCACGGAGGGCGTGTGGGGCAACGGCATCACGGTGGACGTGGTCGTGGAGTCCAACTCCAACACGTTCACGCTCACTGTCCGGGAGATGATCCGGGGAACGAGCGTCACGGTGGAGCGGTTCCGCGACCTGTCGATGGATCAGACCTCGCCCCGGTACGTCGTGGGAATCGTCAACTCCCCGACCATCGGAAGCAACTACATCTCAGTGGTGGACATCGACAAGGATGACGCTCCGCTGGCTGACGGAGGCACCGACACCCTCACCGCAGGATCTGACGGTGTCGCCGGGGTCGTCGCGGGCGACTACAGCGCGGCCTTCGACGGCTTCGATGACATCAACGCCAACTTCATCTTCAACGCCCCCGGCGTTCCCGATGTGTCGGCGCTGGTCTCCAAGATCGAGGGACCGACCGGTCGTCAGGACTCGATCATCATCGTGGACACCGCCGAGAACCAGACTCCGGACATGTTGGGGGCCTCGCTTCCGACCTCGTCCTACGCGGCGGTGTACTACCCGTGGGTCTACATCTCCGACCCGGCTCCGGATTCGGTCCGGGGTGGCATCAAGAAGGTTCCTCCGGGCGCATCCGTTGTGGGGATGATCCTCCGCACGGATACCTCCCGAGGCGTCTTCAAGGCCCCGGCGGGTGTGGGGGCCACGCTGACCGGCGTGGTCGCCAACGAGACCCGGCTCACCAACACTGAGTTGGATGCCCTCGCGGGGATGAACGTGAACGTCGTCCGCCCGGTTCCGGGCTCCGGCATCGCGGCCATGGGCGCACGTACCCGGGCGTTCGGAACCACCGACCAGTACGTCTCGGTCCGTCGAACGATCAACTACGTCAAGAAGCGGGCCACTGAGGTCAGCAGGTTCGCGCTCTTCGAGCCGAACTCCCCCGCCCTGTGGGAGCAGTTGCGGGTCGCCAACGGTGCGTTCCTCTCGGAACTCTGGCAGATCGGGGGCCTCGCCGGTCTCGACTTCGCTCAGGCGTTCTACGTCAAGTGTGACGGTGAGAACAACACCGTACAGACCATCTCCAATGGAGAGGTTCACGTCGAGATCGGGATCGCACCCGCGTTCCCAGCAGAGTTCATCGTCATCCGCGTCGGCCAATTCGAGTCGGATGCTTCAACCGTCGTCACTGAGGAGGTCTGACCCATGGGTACGGCTGCTGCCAATGCCAATCTTCCGATCAATGGTCGGGACAACTTGAACTCGGATCCCACGAGGAACTTCCGGTTCCTTGTGGAGTTCCAGCCCTACGGGGACCCGCACCCGATGAAGAAGGTGAACTTCGGGTTCACGTCGGTCTCGGGTCTGTCCATGGCCGTGGAGTCCATCCCTTACCGCGAGGGCGGGATGAACACCACCCTGCACCAGATCCCGGGGCAGGCGTCGTTCTCCCCGATCACGCTCACCCGGGGCGTTCATCTGGGCAACAGTCAGGCGTGGCGATGGATGAAGCGTCTGTTTGCTGCGGTGGGTCCGACCACCAATGGCGGGTACCCCGCGTACCAGTTCCGGTCCTCGGTCACGATCCACGTTCTCCAGCACCCGGTGAACATGGGCAACGACACGGGCGTCCAGTACGGCGACGGGCTTGTTGGATCCCGCAACGATCCGATCGCCATGTCCTTCCGGGCGTACAACGCTTGGATCTCGTCGCTCGCGTACTCTGACCTGAACGCTGGCGACAACGCCATCGCGGTCGAGCAGATGACTCTCGTCCACGAGGGGCTCGACATGTACTGGGAGAAGGACCTCGGTGGGCAGGCCACTGTGAGGAACGCTTCACAGTTCGCACTCTGATACTCAAAGGAGCATAGAAGGTGACGACAGACATTCGGATCAACGATCCCAGCGTCCAGCAGGTAATCCACGAGGCCAATCAGGGGACGGCTGAGCGCCCCAGTGGCCCTGTGCTGGAGGATCCCCGAGACTCTGTCTTCACTCTCGCTGCGGGGTATGTGACGAACGACGGGACATGGGCCAAGACGTTCGAGGTCCGGGAACTGACGGGTAGGGACGAAGAAGCCCTTGCTCGGATCTCGGACCTCGGACGGTCCGTCACCGCCATGATCTCTCGGGCGACGGTTCGTCTGGGGCCGGACAAGGTGACGGATGAGGCTCTGGACAGTCTCGTCGCGGGGGACTGGGACACGATCCTCCTCGCCATCCGGACTGCGACCTTCGGCCCAGAGGTGGAACTCACTCCGACCTGCAACTCCTGTCGGACGAAGTACGAGGTCACCGTGGACATCACGAAGGATCTCTCGATTCGAACTTCGAATATCGAGGATCTGACGTGGACCGTCCAAGGTAAGCGGAGTGTGTACGAGGTCTCCCTCTACACCGGGGCGACCCAGAGGAAGATCCTCGCCCAGATGGGTGAGGAAGGGCGGACTGTCGCGGTCATCAACACCGAGATCCTGTACGACAGCATCTCCTCGATCGACGGACTTCCAGTGCTGGGCTTGGACGATGTTCGGGATCTCCCGATCGCGGACCGGAGAGCACTGCTGGAATCGATTCAGGAACGAAGGGTGGGGCCGGATCTTCAGGGGGTGACGATCAAGTGCCCCACTTGCGGCAATGAGCAGCCATATCCGCTCAGCGCCGCCGCCTTGTTTCAATGAAACACACCACTCCTACGGAACACTGACTCTCCTGTACGACGTACTGACTCAGAAGTACCCCGGTTGGACCCTGAGCGAGATCCGGGACCTGTCGATCCGGGAGCGAAAGAACTGGCTAGAGATCGTGCGTTGGCGACATAGGAGGTAAGTGATGTCTGAGGATCCGGTCTTCAGCGGGTTCAGCAGCG